CACTTTGGTTGCCATCTAGCTTGGCTGCTGTGATAGCGGAGTTGCTTACGGTGGAGGCGGTGGTTGCCGATCCTGCGCTATTTGCATAATTGACGCTGAAGTTAGCTGGATTCCAAACATAATGGTTCGCTCCACCACTAGCGTTGATTGATCCCCATACCCAATCTGGTTGACCTGATTGGCCATTCCAGTTGAATGTCATTGCAGAACCATTCCCGCCACCATTAGAAAGCGTTGATGCCTTTGTAGCCAATGTAGCGGTTGCAGAGTTACCAGTACACGACCCAGACGAACCAGTCACATCGCCAGTCACATTGCCAGTCACATCACCAGTTACATTTCCAGTTAACGGGCCAGAGAATGCGGTTGCGGTTACGGTTCCGTTTACATCCAGAGCGGTAGATGGAGATGCTTTACAAATACCAACATTGCCAGATGAATTTATTCTTATCCCGCTTGTGTTTGCTGCCCAAGGTGCAATTACAAAAGCACCAGTGCCAGATGTCCCATCACTAAAAATAATTGATTTATCACCGCTTGCTACAATTCCATTGTACGAACCAGAAGCAAGAGAGTTGTGAAAGTTAATATATCCAGATGAACCAGTAATAGTAAGCTCTGGGTCAGAATTGATTGAAGCCTGACCATTAACATGAAGCGGAGCGGTTGGACTATTCGTCCCAATACCAACATTGCCGCTTGCGGTGATACGCATTCTTTCTGTGTTATTTGTCCCAAGACTCAATACGCCAGTTGAATTTGCAACATTGATACCAACACTATTTTGATCTCCAGTAAGAGTGCCAATTCCAAAATCTGTTACTGAACTGGAGCTTGCATTGTATTGTACAATTTGTGCGCTTGCACCATCTTGCCGTATTGTTTGACTACCAAAACTAGGTGAAATCTTTGTCCCCGCAATAGCCGCAGATGCGTTAATGTCAGCATTTACGATAGTGCCGTCTACAATGTTTGCCGAAGTTACAGAGTTTGAGGCAAGTCGGCTGTTGTTAATTGCGTTAGCTGAAATGCTCAACTTACCAGACGAGATGTCCAGACCACCACTTCCACCAGATCCCCCAAGAACAGCGTCACTAGTCATCACGGTTTCGTCGATGATATTATTCATCTTCGTGCTAGTAATCGTGTCAGTAGCAGTAAAGGTGTATGTTGTATTAACCGCGCCCATAACTTATTTTTGTGAGATGATTTGTCTATTTGTCACTGATCCAGCAACTTTGATTGAGTTTATCTTTGCTGAACCCTGTGTTCTTGTCAAGATCATGGTTCCTGTATATCCTCTAATACCACCAAGTCTGCACCTAATGCTTGCAGTTTCAGCTTCCGATGGGTTGGTTGACTCTAGAACTTGCCCATCAAGGAATTGAGTGGTAGTACCAATAGTCGAGGAGTTGTCTGGGTCTTCAGCAGCAAACTCAATTAGGTATTCAGACTTCTGGCTTGGTAATCCCTGCATTGTAATCTGCGAGTCAGTAAACCTTTTCCGCTCTAATGTCCCAAGGTCGTAACCACGGGTGATCAATTTGGACAAAATTGGTGCTGATGTCTTAACATCATTGGTATTAGACACGCTAATGTTGTCATTCGAGTCATCAAACGCCTCCAATTGGTGTAATCCACCGTTAGCGGTAACAGCATACAGGTTATTTCTTACCCCAGCCGAACCAATAATAAGGTCTTCAATCAAGAATCTAGTGTCACCAAAGGTATCTAGCGACTCCCAGCCTCCATTTAGGAAGTTGTACACCAAAATTGAGTTGTTCCCGCGAGCATCGTTAATGCCCGGTGCTGAATCTAGCGGTACAGCAAGGTAGTACCTGTTATCAAACAAAATTCCAACTGACTTGTTGGACAAATCCTTGTTGAGCCTGTCAATGTATGGCTGGATGTTCTTTGAAATTGGTTCCTCAGCCCCGCGAAGGTTGTAATCGTTAAGAAATTCCACACCATATACCCCATCGTCCGACAAAAACATCATGGTGTTAGCCCTCATCACCACGGACTTGCGAGCCAAGCAACCAACCTCGGAGGTTAGTTCAGTGACTTTAGTGTCCAGAAGAGTCCCTTGAGTCCCCTTTATCTGGTGGATGCTGTTTCTGTTGAGGACAATCAATGCATCGTCATAAAACCCGTGCATCCCAACCACATAGTCAGCAGTTCCACCAGAAACGCGAAACTGGTTTTCGATCTGGTCAAAGGTATGGGTGTCAAGAATGTCGGATACGGCAATCTCGTCTGTGATCTTGCGGTCGGTATAGGTGACTGCGTTGTAAGCTCCAGACTGATCGTAATAGTACGGAACCCACAGGCGGCGTTGAAAGTGGACACCCCAAGGCGCACCCGGTTGATGCATGAACCCCCCGCCTACGCTGAACCTGCCTCCGAACTCAAGGTTTCCACTAAATGAATTTTTAGTTCCAATCGGAGCATAAAACTCAATCGTTGTGGTATTTGCGGAAAATACTTGAAATTCCTTTCCAACTATTGAGGTGAACTCATCAATGGTCGTCTCATAAATAACAATAACGTCCCCTTTTATTATCGTTGTGTTTCCAAGTGTATTCTTATCAATAGTAACCAGTCCATTTGACGCTGCCACATTAGTTCCAGCAACAGTAAATATCTGTGGTTGGGTGTAGGCTCCTCCCGGAGAAAAGGTAAATCCGTCAGTCATGGTGGCGGCAGTCACCCCAAAGGTCTGGGTCTGACTTGTAGTAAAGGTATATTGGAACTGGTCTTGAGTAAGTCCAGAAGAAAGAACCGTAAATGTACCATTGGCTGGAGTGCCGCCAGTTAGACCAGCGACAACCACAGATGTTCCAGCCACAAGCCCATGGTCACGAACGCTCATCGTAACGGTGGTTCCACTCTGTGACGCAGAAATAATTGGCCTGCCATTAGGATACCACTCAAGAGCTTGCTGCCCCTCTCGGAATAGCATCACCTTGTCGAACACTTGAATCATGTCGGTGTCCGCGCCCAAGGCAGTTCCAGAGGGATATGCGATGTTCTCTGGAACATAGGCGGAATTAGACTCAACCTCAGCCAAGTCAATCTTCTTGGCAACCGTATCCAACGCTACGATCGCATACTCTTTATTGCTGGTATTTGGATCACTAAACAAGCATGATGCCCGTACATTGGCGTTAGCCGCATCGTTAATCGGCATCTGTGAGAGCGTGCCATTAACATCCGCAACGGAGGTGATTCCAGCCACGGTGTACTCCAATGTGTTTGCATCTACATAGGAAAGCAAATAGTCACCATTTACCGCAGCGTCCAATCCTGAAACCCTAGCCCATCCAGATGATCCAGCGGGGAATCCATGACTGGATACAGTGATTCGTATTGTGCCAGTACTAGGAACGGCCACTCCAGATATTGTCTTTGCAACATCAATCAGGTAGAACGGCAACTGCAATGGCTCACTACCAACTGCCAACGCACCAGTCCTAGAAACCACCACCTTGCGGGGCTTCCAGTAACCCTCCATGCGCCCGTTCAAGGACTCACGAACCTCGCCAGCCTTCAACTGGTTAAGTTGCAACCTCTGGTTCACGCCCATGAAGCCTCGATCACCATCTTCGGCAATCGAGTCATCCAGCCCACCAGTGGATCGGAACTGCGACATTATGCCCTATAACCAATAACAACACCAGATGTCACGGTAAAGCTGTTGATCGTACCACCAAGGCCAAATCCAGCAGGAATCGTGATGGTAATCAACTTGGAACCAGAATCCGTAAGGTTAGGCGCAGAGATCGCACTCAACACCGTGTCGTTCACAAACTGAACCCAACGGAACGGGCCTACAGCACTGCCACCAGCATTGTACACTTGGCCGCCACCTTGACCCTGCAAATCGTATGAATCGCCTCTAGGCATAATATAAATAAGTTTCTAAGCACAAGTCCATCTCGCGCTCACACAACCAATTACCACAATCCCACACATTATGTCAACCATAAACACAAATGTTACCTATCTAGCACATTTAAGCACAATACACTAGACCTATCC